GGGGTGGTGCCAAACGTGGTTTCGGGGACGAACGCGAAGTCCGTCTGCGAGGTGTTCGCAGCGTTCAGTGCCATAGGTGTCTCCTTGTAAGGACTAGGCGGTCAGGTCGTAGGCGAACGGACAGACCGCGTTCACCTGATACCAGTCACCATCACGCCCGACCGTCTGGACGTAGGGCGCATCAAAGAAGCGGATACCGGGCGCAAGGCGCTTTCCGCGATAGACCGCCGCCACGGTATCCGCGATGGACCGGGCGCGTCCGTCGCCTTCGTTGGCCGGCACGAACACCTGCACAATGACGTTGCCGGGGTGGCGATAGACATTGCCGCTGCCGCTAAAAGCCGGCGTACTCGCCTCGCCTTCCGTGATCGTAAAGCGCAGCCAAGGCGTGCCCGGCGTGGGCGTGTAGCTTACGTTGGGCCACGCGATGTCGTAGGCGGTCACGTTGTCCGCGAGTTCTTGCCGGATCGTGTTGGCGGCGGTTTCAAAGTCCGGCATTACGTCACCCGGTCGTATTTGCTGCGCAGTTCGGTGATTGTCGTGCTGACCATCCCACGCGGCGCCACGCGGCTTGTGCCTTGCTCGACATAAACCGCGTACTCAGCGCCGTTGACGATTTCAATCAAGTCGGACGCACGCGCCGCCACGCGCGCCGCGCCAGCCGCCGACGATGCCTTGGCTTGGCGTAGTTGATCCGCCTCGGATGCCGACAGGCTTGGACCAGACCCGCCGCCGACAGCGCCCGCGCCTAGCGACACGCTGCCGGCGTTGACGGTCCAGCTATTCACGAGGTTGCCGGTATCGACGGGCGTTTTCTCGATCACGCCGCTAGCGCCGTCCGCCGCGACCTGCGCCTTGAACTGCGTAAAGCGGTCAAGCGCCTCTTCCGTTTCGCGCTTCACGCTCAACTCAAATTCGCGAATGTTGCTGGTCATTTGCGCACCTGAAGGCGGTACACAATGACCTGATCGCCGTAGGCGCGCGCGGCGTTGACGATAGACCAGTCCTCGCCGTCCAGCGTCACCTTGTCTTGCGTGTCCGGCTCAAACGACAGCGACTGCGCCGGCAACGTGACCTCAAGGTCTCCGACCTGGACGCTACCGCCGTCGATCAAGCGCTCCGAGTAACTGCGCACGGCACCGTTGACCGCATGGTCGGTGTAGGTGACCGTATTCGTCCCGGTCGCCGGGTCGTAGGTGCTGCCAGTGTTCTCGCGGACCGTCAGCGCCTTGCCGAGTTCGCCCGTCAGATCAACGGCAACTTGGCGCATTTCCGCGTCCAGGGCGCCGGTCATCCGCGATACCCGCTCGCCCGCGCGGCCTTAGCCTGCTCACGCGCCTTGTTTTTGGCACGCTCGCGGCTGGCCTTGTTGCCGGCCGTGTAGGTGTAAGCCTTGCCGCTGTCACCCCAGCGGTACGCCGGTTTGCCGTTCTTGGTCGTGCGCTTGACGGGCATATATATTGGCTCCAGATCGCCTGTCTGCTAGGATTGAATAAGACAAATAGGAGTGTGCTAATGGCCGATGCAATTCTATATTTTTCTTTGGCGTGCGCATCTGGCGCACTAATCGCGTCCATCTATGCCTGTTATGAGTTGATGATGATTGCTTGGCACAAACGCGAAATTAGGCGCCTAGAGCGGCTAAAGCACTAACCGCTCGTGACCTCGTAACCCGCGCCCTCCAGCAGCACGCGGGCTTCATCCTTGTTTTTCGGCACGCTGTCTAGGCCCAGCGTGTCGCGCACTTCCGCGCGCTTTTGCATCCAGTTGCCCGACAGGTCGAACACAGAGCGGCGATGGAGGCCTTCTGTCAGTGGACCGACAGTTTCACGCCGCGCACCTTCCGAAGCGGCCTGCGCGGGCTTCTGTGGCGCTTGCGCGGCCACCTCCGTCCAGCCGCGCGCAATCAGGTTCGGCACCTTGCGCTCGGGGACGATGTGGATCTCGTGAACGCCCTTGCGGTTCGGCGTCGGGCTTTGGAACTTGCGCATCTCTACCTCAAGAAAACGGGGCCGGCATCGCTCAGACACCGGCCCCATCCGTGGACGGGTGTTAGCCGATCAGAGCCGCGATGTGCTCCGGCTTCACCGCCTTGACGCCCCACACAAGGCCAACCTCAAACTTCACGCGGCGGTACTGACGGTACATCGCCACCTGGAAGCTAAGGCCGGTAATGGGATCGGTGACCTCCATAACGTCATCCGCCGCGTCACCGCCTTCCGGCATCGCCGGAGCGCGAGTAACAAGGTGCATGGCGGAGCGGTGGAAGGCCATGTTGGCGGTGTAGTTGGCGCCACTGTTGTTGACGTTGACGTCTTCACCGCCCGACAGCGCGGTACGCAGGCCCGGCGCATTGATGACAATCGGGTTGGACGTGCTGGAAACGGACGACGCGACCACATACTGATCGTCGCCGCCGAAGTCGATAACGTCACCCGCATTGAGACTGACCCCACTGCCGCTGATGCTGATGGACGTGGCGCCTTCCGAGTGCGAACCATCAACCGTCAGGCTGGTGGTGGAGCCGGCGGTGTGATTCTTGATCTGCGCGGACTCACGCAGCATGAACCCGTGCAGGTCCAGCAGGACGCCACGGCGCACCGGATCGGTCGAGCCGGCCCGGTCCACGTCGGTCACCTGGGTCAGCGACCGCAGGTTGGCGCCAGCCGCGGTGTCGAACACCATGTGCATGTTGCCATCCTGCGGGGCACCGTTGTCCTTTAGGATCTTCAGGACTTCAGCGGCGTCCGACAGGTTGGAGCCGAACGGCGTGGTGCCGGCGGTGCCGTGCGCCCGCGACGCGCGGGTGTACTCAGCGGCAATGTCCGCCTCGACCTCATTGACCAGCGTACGCATCGCCTGCGCGAAGCGATCCCGCTGCACGGCCTGAAGCTGGCCGGACAAGGCAACGCCGCGCTGCTCCTCACCCGTCCAGCGCACGGGCGCCGCACGAGCCTTGTTCAGCGTCATGGTGACGTTATCGACCGTGGTGTCACCGCTGTCCGCCGGATCGTCGCCCGGCGTGATGTCCTCAGCAGTGATCGCCGGGACGATGTGAGAGCTGATCGTCTGGTCCTTGGCCGCCCGATCCGCCGTGCTGTCACGGCTGACGGACGGGATGAACCCCACAAGCTCACGGGACACCACATCGAGCGCCTCGTAGACCGTGGGGATCACGTTATTCAGCGTATTCGCCATTGGTGTGATCTCCTAGAATGGCTGGGTTGACACGGGCTTACGCCAACCAGGCCCTCGGCCCAGGAAGGCAGGGATGCGGTGCCCCTCGGGCAACCGTTTGGCCGAACGCGCTAGCCCGTAATTGTTCCGCGCTGTTCGACCGCGAACTTGCGCTTCTCCTCGGGGGAGAGCTTTTCGAACTGCTCGCGGGTCATCTGCTTGGTGCCGTTCTGACCGCTTGGCCCCGACCCGCGCGCACCGCTGCCGCGCGAGGGCGGCAGATAGTCTTGACCCTCTTCGGTGGTGATCCAGTCCTTAACGAACTGGTCTAGCGACACCTCGCCCATGTCGGTATCGACCACGGCTTGCAAGCCGCCATCGTCGCCTTCCGACACCTTGACCTGATCGCGCAGCAGGCGCATCGCGCCCTTCTGCAAACCGGGCGAAGTCACGCCATGCTTCTGGAGCGCGCCCTGAAGGCCCTGCTCGACAACCAGCTTTTGCACCTGCTGATCGCGCTGCTGGATCGCCTTGTCGCGCTCCTCGATTTCCTTCTGATACCGCTTCTCAAGCTGCTCGCGGACCTTGGCGGCATCCTGCCCCGTGTTCTGGCCTTGCTGCCCTTGTTGACCCTGCTGGCCACTGTCACCCGTGTCGCCTTGACGGATGCGCGCAAGCGCCTGTTCAAGCGTGTCTTGGTCCACATCCTCGGGCAGCATGGACGCGCGCTCTTTGAACTGGTCGCGCTCCTTGCGCAGCTTTTCGCGGTCCTGCTTCTGCTTTTGCAGGCTGGACTTCAGCCCCTTCACGTCGGGGTGATTGTCCACACCGTCGACGGACAGAATGTAGCCGCCGTCGTCATTCTGCTCGTAGTAATCAGCCAACCCCTCGGGAAGCTGATCTTCGGACTCAACATATGCGGGAAGCCCCTCGGGCATCACCGTTCCTCCTTGTTCACGCCTCGCGTGGTGGAAAATGCCCGTGCTTTTCCCGTTGGCAGGGGATCACGGGCGGACTTAGGCTCGGTGCTATGGACCGGCCTCACTCATTGACGGACGAACAGGTCATCCGTCTGGTCTGCGACTGCGCGGACCGTATCCGCGATTGCTCGGCTGAGACGGCGGAGGGCGAAGCCACCTTGCGCGCCGTCGAATGGTTCGCGCGTGCGATGAACGAAAAGCTGACCGTCCAAGTACATTTCCGCGAACTGGACGGCGGCTGGAT